CATTTTTTGGTATGGCACGCGGACGCAAGCGAAAGGCGCCTCACTTGCGGTTGGTTGACGATCGCACGGACCGTGACACTGGCGTGCGGCCGGAGAGCGCGGAAGCGGCGGAGATTCGTCCGCCTGCGAGCATGCGGCTCACGGAGTCGGAGCGCGCGCGCTTCTATGAGCTCGTCCGTGAGATGGACGCCGCTGGTTTCGCCTCGCCTACGTATGCGCGACTCCTCGCGCAGATCGCGCGACGTGAGGAGGACGTGATGCGCATGCGTGCGGAGATGATCGAGGGTCTTTCCCGCGTCGTGACGAGCACGCAGGGCGAGCGCGTGAGCAAGGCGCATCCGCTGCTCACGCATTTGCAGGAGGCGGAGCGTCATCTCTCCGCGCTGTACGCCGCGGCGTGCTTGACGCCAGCGGACGTAAGCAAGGCGATCAAGACGCGAGGTGAGGAGAAGCCGCAGGGCAATCCGTTCTTGACGCATCTGACTCGCACCACCTGACCGGACAGGCATGCGCACCGAGTATCGGCATGTTGCGGATGCGTACGAGTACGCTCGCGACGTCGTGGATGGGCGTGTGCCCGCGTGCAAGTGGGTCAAACGTGCGTGCGAGCGTCACTTGACGGAGCTCGAGGCAGCGAAGACGAGGAGCTTCCCATATCGATTCGACGAAGCGCGCGCGGAGGATATCTGTCGCTTTATCGAGCTCTTCAAGCACGTCAAGGGCAAGTGGGCGCGGCGGAGGGAGCACATCCGCTTGCAGCCATGGCAGAAGTTCATCCTCTGTAGCATCTGGGGGTGGGTGCGCAAGAAGGATGGGCTGCGGAGGTTTCGCGAGGCATACATCGAGGTGCCGCGCAAGAACGGCAAGTCTACCATCGCTGCAGGATCTGGCCTCTACATGCTTGCGGCAGACGGAGAGGTTGGTGCCGAGGTGTATTGCGGCGCGACGAGCGAAAAGCAGGCGCTCGAGGTGTTTCGCCCCGCGAAGCAGATGGCGCAGGAGTCGATCGACTTCCGCGAGGCGTTCGGAGTCGAGGTTGCAGCCAAGCGAATCTGGATTCCATCGGATCTGTCTCGCTTTGAGCCGGTGATCGGAAAACCCGGAGATGGCGCCTCGCCGCACTATGCGATCGTCGACGAGTTCCACGAGCACCCGGATGATTCGCTCGTAGACACCATGCGAACCGGCATGGGGGCGCGCGAACAGCCACTGCTGTTTATTATCACGACCGCTGGTTCTGATATCGAGGGGCCATGTGGTGCGATGAACCTTCGCGTGCGTCGCATGCTCGACGGTATCGACAAGGATCCGGAGCTCTTTGGCATCATCTATACGATCGACGACGACGATGACTGGACAACCGAGGAGGCAATCCGGAAGGCGAATCCCAACGCGGATGTCTCAGTATCAGTTGAGTTCATTCGTTCGCAGGTCCAGCAGGCACTTCTGAATCCGCGGAAGCAAGCGGTCGTCAAGACCAAGCACTTCAACATCTGGGTGCATTCCCGGTCGCAGTGGATCGCACTGGAGGCCTGGCGCGCCTGCGCTGATGAGAGCTTGCGAATTGAGGATTTCGCGGGCGAGCCATGCATGATCGGGATTGACCTAGCGAGCAAGATTGACATTGCTAGCATGGTCGCGGTCTTCTATCGCGACGGTGAGTACTACATTTTTGACCGCCACTACGTTCCGGAGGAACGCGTTTTCGAGGTGGATGACCCTCGCTATGAGGGGTGGGTGGCATCAGGCCACATCATCGCAACGCCGGGAAACATCACGGACTTCGAGTACATCGAGCAGGACTTGCTCAAGTGGTGCTCGGAGTTTGAAGTGAAGCAAGTCGCGTACGATCCGCACCAAGCGCATCAATTCGCGACGAGGATGCAGCATGAGGGCGTGCCAATGGTGGAGGTGCGCCAGAACACATCGAATCTCTCGCCAGCGATGAAGGAATTCGAGGCGCTGCTCCTGGCTCGCAGAATCCACCACGCGAACTCGCCGGTTCTCACGTGGATGTTTTCCAACGTGGTGGTGAAGCCAAACGCAAAGGGCGAGATTTATCCACGCAAGGAACGTGAGAAGGACAAAATCGACGGCGCGGTCGCGACGCTGCTTGCGATCAACCGGTGGCTTGCGCACGATCCGGAAGAAGATCGCAGCGTCTACGAAGAGCAGGATTTGCTTGTCTTGTGAGAGGTTATGGGCCTTTGGCAGCAGATGAAGCGCTGGTTCCGGCGCGAACGGCGTCAGACCATCTCCACCTGGAGCTGGGAAGGATGGGGTGGGCCGATGACTCCGGCCGGTATTGTTGTGACGCCGGAAGCCGCGCTGCGCCAGGCGGTCGTGTTCCGTTGCGTACGGCTCCTTGCTGAGACGATCGCCACGCTGCCACTACATGTTTACCGCCGGACAGGCGACGACAGCTGGGAGATCGCGCGGGGATACAGACTGTACGAGCTCCTACATCATCAACCCAATCAGTTGATGACGGCCACGACGATGATCGAGATGATGATGTCGTCGTGCCTGCTGCGCGGTGAGGCGTTCGCGCATGTCGTGCGCAATGATTGGGATGGGTCCGTGATGGAGATCATTCCCATCCATCCGGACAGGGTGCTGAAGCAAGTCCAGCCTGGCGGACGAGAGATCGCGTACCTGATCGATGGAGGCAAGTATGTGCTGCGAGCCGGCGAGGTGTGGCACGTCATGGCGTTTACGCTCGATGGCATCAACGCTCTGACACCGATCGCACTGAATCGCAACACGATCGGTCTCGCACTCGCAGCAGAGGAGCACGGCGCGCAGGTCTTTTCCCAAGCCGCGCGCCCGTCCGGTGTCCTGGTGCATCCTGGCAAGCTCAAGGACGAAGCGCGCAAGCGCCTCGCCGAACACTGGCAAAGTCAGTTCTCCGGACGCGGTGTCGGGCGTGTTGCCGTCCTCGAGGAAGGCATGCAATGGCAGCCGCTGACGATGACTGCAGAGGACGCGCAGTACATCCAAACGCGTGAGTTCCAGGCACGCGAAATCGCGATGATGTTCGGCGTGCCTCCGCACAAGGTAGGCGATCTCGGACGCGCGACGTGGGCAAACATCGAGCACCAGAACATGGAGTGGGTGCAGGATACGCTGCGCGCGTGGGCGAGGAAGTTCGAGCAGAGCGCGCGGCGTGATCTGCTCCTTCCGAGCGAGCGTGACGAATTCAAGATCGAGTTCGCGCTCGAAGGATTGCTGCGGGGCGACACCCGGACGCGCTACGAGAGCTACAGCATCGCAATCCAAAACGGGATCATGTCTCCGAACGAAGCGCGGCGCCTCGAAAATCTGCCGCCGTATCCTGGCGGCGATGAGTTCATCAGGCCTCTCAACATGGGAGCTGTAACGCCATCTCTGCCGGCCGGACAGGTGTCCGAGGCCGAGGCAGAAGAGGAGATCGCTGATGGCGAGACGTGAGCAGCGCGCGGTGCAGAGCCGCTTTTCGATCGAAACGCGCGAAGACGGCGCGCTCCCAACTATTGTCGGTTACGCCGCGGTGTATGAAGCGGAGACCGTGATTGCCAACATGTTCCGTGAGAAGCTCCGTCGCGGTGCGTTCCGACGCGCAGTGGAAGCTCGACAGGATGTTCGCGCGTTATTCAATCACAATCCGGACTTTTTGCTCGGGCGGGTGGGTGCTGGCACATTGCGATTGTACGATGACGATCACGGCCTGCGAGTCGAGATCGATCCGCCGAATACTCCCACCGGCCGCGAGGTCGTGGAACTCATTCGCCGGGGCGACATCTATGGCATGAGTTTCGGTTTCATCCCGACGCGCGTGAGCTGGGAGCAGGCGGACGAGTCAGGCCTTGGCCTGCGCGTGGTGGAGGACGTCGATCTCGTAGACGTCTCGCCCGTGACCTATCCCGCCTACGAGCAGACAGAAGTTGGTATTCGGTCCTCTGCGGAGGCCGTGATTCAAGAGCGGACGCGGCAGCTCCGCTCTGCATACCAGGTGATGAGAATGCGTCTCCGGCTCGCGGAGACCGCTTGACGAAAAGGAGAACACTATGTCGAAGGTGAAGATCGCGGAGTTGCGGAAGGCGCGGGCCGAGCGCGTGGCGCAGGCCCGAGCGATTCTTGATCGGGCCGAGCGCGAGAAGCGCGAGCTCTCGCCCGAGGAACAGGCGCAGTTCGACGCGCTCATGTCGGAGGTGGATTCGCTTCGGCAGCGCATCGAGCGCCTTGAGCAGTTGTTGGAGCTCGAAAGCGAGATCATCACGGAGGATGTGACCAGCTCTGATGGAGAGCGGGCGCAGAGCGAAGAGGATGAGGATGAGGAGGAGCGCGCACGGCACCGCAGGCGAGGAGCGCAGATCCTCCCGGAGCAGAGGACGCTCGATCGCCAGCGTGCGAGCGAGTATCGCATCGCATTCTGGAACCTCATGGCCGGGAAGCCGGTCTCGCGCGCCGAGGCGCGTGCACTTGGCCTCGTGCCGGACAGTGCCGGCGGATACACTGTGCCGGATGAGTTCGTCCGCCAGCTCATTCAGAAACTGGAGGACGAGAATGTCATGCGCCGGATCTGTTACGTCCGCGAGGGCGTGACGGGTGAGGGGCAGATCCCGGTCGAGGTCGATATCGGCGAGGCGCAGTGGATTGGCGAGGCCGAGGAGTATCCCGAGCTCGACGTCGAGTTCGGCCAGGTGGTCGTCGGCGCGCACAAGCTAGGGCGCATCACCAAGGTCAGCGAGGAGCTGATGCAGGACTCCTTCCTCGCGATCGAGGAATACATGGCGAATGTCTTCGGCCGCGCGTTCGGTCGCGCGGAGGAGCGCGCCATGATCAACGGCGATGGCAGCGGCAAGCCGCTCGGAGTTGTGCGCAGCGCTCAGGTCGGCGTCACCGTCGCGGCCGCTGCAGTGACTGGTGACGATCTGATCGACCTGCAGCATGCTCTGCGCCGGCCGTATCGCGAGCGTGCGTCGTGGCTCATGGAGGACAGCACGCTGAAGGCGATCCGGAAACTCAAGGATGATCAGGGCCAGTATATCTGGCAGCCTGGTCTGCGCGAGGGCGAGCCGGATACGCTTCTTGGGCGCCCGGTGTATGTCTCGCCATACATGCCGCAGATGGAATCCGGCGCGAAGTCGATCCTGTTCGGCGACTTCTCGTACTACTGGATCCTCGTGCGCCGTGAGCGCGTGATGCAGCGACTGAACGAGCTCTACGCGGCTCGCGGCCAGGTCGGCTTCCGGATGTACCAGCGCATCGACGGGCGCCTCGTCCTCCCGGAGGCGATCGTCGCTCTGCAGCACGGGAGCTGATGCATGCGCGTGCGAGTGATCCGATCATTCGTCACGTCAGTCATTCCGACGTCGCAGATCAAAATCGGCGCCGAGATCGACGTGCCGGATGCGCTCGCTCGCTCGTGGATCGCGCATGGCCTCGTCGTGGCTGTCGCCGGACAGGCTCCGGCCGAGACTGCATCGGTGGAGCCTGTCCGGGAGACCGCTGATGATAGGCCGCAGTACGCCCGAGCGAGACGAAAGAGGTAGATCATGGCTGCGCCGGTGACAGTCGAAGAGCTCGCCCGCCATCTGCGTGTGGGCCCCGACGAGCGCGACGCAGAAGCCGATCTGATGCAGCAATACATCGACGCCGCTACGCGATACGTCGAGGCTCACACCGGCTTGCAGCTCTTCGATCAGCCGAGCGTCGATCCTATTGCGAAGCATGCGGTGATGCTGCTCGCGGCGTACTACTACGAGTACCGCGAGCCGATCATCACCGGCACGAGCGCGACCGAGCTTCCACTCGGACTGCAGCGCATGCTATGGCTACTGTATGAGGGGCCGCAGCCGTGATGGCAGGTCGACTTGATACTCTCATCACGTTGCTGCGGCCTACTCGAACCAGGCATCCAGATGGCTCCTGGATGCAGGGATGGGAGGAAGTCGCTCGCGTGTGGGCGACGGTGACGCCGGTCTCTGCTCGCGAGCGACTCGGATCTCCGCAGGTGATCCCAGAAGAGACGGTGCGCTTTCACATTCGATGGATGGAAGCGCTCGATCCATCGTGGGCGATCCGCCATGCTGGAAAGACATGGCAGATCGATGGTATCGCCCGCTATCCACGCGAGCGGCGGATGGAGATCATGGCGTCGGCGGCTGACGCAGGACAGGCGAGGAGCGCATGAAGCCTCTCGTACGCTTGGAAGTGAAGGGCCTGGATACGCTGCAGGGTCGGCTTGCAGACTTGGAAGACAAGCTGCGTAGACGCGTGATCAGGTCGGCGCTGCGCCCAGCAATGCGAGTGTACAGGCGCAAAATTCAGGAAAACATCATGCAGCTCGAGCTTTCTCCGTCGGGGAAAGAGCAGCTGCGGCGCAATCTGACTGTGCGAGTCGAGAAGGCGCGCCGTGGCAACATTCTTTTCGGGCGCGTGCGCATGCGGCATCCAGGAAAACCGATCTGGCTCTGGATTGAGAAAGGGACGCAGGACCGATATCGCGTGGTGAAGCGCGAGTTTGACTTTATCACAGTGCATCGGGGGTCGTTCCTCGACCCTCGTTCCAAGACCGGGAAGTATCGCAGGGCGACGACCTATCGAATGATGGTGCTGCGCCCGACGTGGAAGGCATACACCGGGCGGATGAAGGATCAGCCATTCGTCAGACCGGCGATCGAAGCTGGGACTGATGAGGCGATCGCTGCATTCAGAAAAGCGCTCAGGATCCAGATCGACAAAGCATGGCGCGCATCGAAATAGCAGTCCGTTCGATTCTCATGGCGGACCCTGTTGTGTCTGCGCTCGTCGGTGACCGCATCTATCCGCACATCATGCCGGAGAGGGAAGATTTCCCGGCTGTGACATATACGGTCCTGGACGACGCAGACGAAGTGATCACGGGCCCGACTGGTCTCATCGAGGCAGATGTTGAGCTGACTGCATGGGCACGCGGGTCGCAAACGACGAGCGGGTACACGACGGCACGCGATCTAGCTCGCGCAGTGCGCGATGCGCTGCTCGGCTTCCGCGGCGTGGTAGAGGGCGTGCACATCTACTCAGTTACTGGCGGCACGGTCGGCGAAGCCGTGCCGGATGAGTCAACCGAAATTTGGCAAGCGTGGATCAGTCTCCACGTGATGGCTCGCGAGTAGCGAGCGAGGAGGTGGATCATGGCAGAGATTGCTGCGAGCGCGGTTCCTGGTTTTGGTGTGGTGCTCAAGCTCAAGGATGGAACGAGCACCATCCGTATCGGTGATATCGCGGGAGTAACCCCGCCCGGATACACGGCGGAGATCCTGGACGTCACGCATCAGGAGTCGCCGGGAAAGATCCGGGAGAAAGTCGGCGGCGTCCTTGATGCCGGACAGGTGACAGCGACGATTCGCTATGTGCCGGGAACGCCTGGGACGCAGCGGCTCTATCAGGATGCTGGAAAAACCCTCGACTGGGTGATCGAGTTCCCGGAAGACATCGGTTGGAATTGTGAGTTCCGAGCTGTGCTCGAAAGCTTCGTTCCGGCGGAGGCTGGTCCGTCGACGGTTCTGGAGGGGACGCTCACACTCTCTGTCACGGGTCCGATCAACTGGGTCGAGCGGTGATGTACGCCATTCCGCCAGAAGAACTCGTCGAGATCGAGGTGCGGGGGCAGACATTTACCCTGCACTTCGGCATGTGGGCATGGATGGAATTCCAGCGCGTGTCGGGATTTTCCATCCTGGGCGACGTCCTCCTCGACGCGGATCTCGCGGACACGGAACGCTGCATGCGGCTTCTTTGGGCTGGATTGCGCGAATTCCATCCAGAGATCGAGACGGTCGAGGAGGTGGCGCGGATGGTCACGCTGCGTGACATGGAGCAGATTCGGGAGAAGCTAAAGGACGCCATCCGCGCGACAAGCCCTGCGCCGAAGGTGGATAAGGCCCGCCCTCCCAAAGCCCAGAGCTCGAGCGCATCACGTGGGGGCGGCTCTGGGCGATCTGCAAGCAAGACTTCGGACTGACGGAGAAGGAATTCAAGACGCTTTCGTTCCGTCGTCTGGAAGAGTTGCACCGGCGTCGTGATGAGCTCGAACGTGAACACGACGAGCGGATCGCGGTCATGGTTGCGCGCACGGTGGCGCTCTGGGTCCCACGTGGAAAGCGTGCTCCGCAGCCGGAGTACTTCGCGCCGTGGATCGACATCGAGCGTCGAGAGCCAGTCCGGAAGCAGCAGACGCCGCAGGAGATTTTCGCGGTGATGCGAGACATCACAGCGCTGCAGAAGCGCCGAGAAGAGGCCAAGGGTAGGTGATGGCTGCACCATTCACGCGAGAAGACGTCCTCGTATCCATCGGCGTAGACGATAGAGGTCTGCGGGTCGGGATGGATCGAGCTGGACGGAACATCGAACAGTTCGCAAAGAATAGCCAGAAACAAATCGCTGGCTTGCAGAAGGGCGTCAGTTCGCTTGGCAATGTCATCACGGCTTTCGGCTCACAAGCTGCTTCCGATCTGGGCAACGTCGGCAAGGTACTCGGCGGCGTCTCGACTCTTCTCACCGGCGGATTCATCGCGGCGGTGGGCGTGGGGCTTGGTGCGCTTGTCAGCGGCATCGCCCAGGCAGTGCGGGAGTCACGAGAGGCACAGGAGCACATGGCCGCTCTTGCGCGAGAGACGGGAGTCACTGCAGATCAGGTGGACAAGCTGCAGCGCGCGTTTGCCCGCGCAGGCGTGGAGCTCAAGCGCATCGAAGCGCAGCGTCTCGCCCAGCTCGCGCACGAGGCTGGCCTGTCCGCGGACGAGGCTGGACGACTCGCAGAGAAGATCCAGCAGCTGGCGACGCTGCAAGGTACCGACATCACGTCTGCAGCACGCCAAGTGATCCAGGCTCACACGAAGGCTCTTCGCGAGGTGGAAGATCTCACCAAGCGTATCTTGGAGCAGGAGGAGCTGCGCGCGTCGGGAGTGTCGTCAGAGATGTTCCGCCTTGGTCAGCTCTCGGAAGAGCTGCACAAGAAGCGCGCCGCAGCTGCCAAGGAGCTAGCGAGATTAGAGGCCGACGCTGCGCAAGCCGCGGTCGAAGCCGCGCGGTATCGGCAGCTTGCGGAGCAGTCTTCTGCTAACACTGTGCGGCGGGCATGGGAGCACAACGCGCAGGTGCAGGAGGAGCGCTTTCGCGAATTGTCGGATCGAGCTGCTGAGTACCGCGCAGAAATCGAGAGCATCGATCGTGCCTTTCGCCTCGCCGGACAGGCCGGCGCAGCGTTGATGCGGATGCTCCAGGAGGAGCAGGAGAAGTCGCGGAAGGCAGCTGAGGCGGAAGCCCTGGCGCGTGCTCGTGCGCGAGAGGCGGCGCGGATCGAGACGGAGATTCTCGCTGCGACTGTAGCGCGAGACGAGGAGGCCGCATCGGTCTGGAGACTGACGCAGGCGCTTGCGGCGCTTGAGGAGCGACGCAGGCAAGGGCTGATTTCTGCGCAGGATGCAGCACGACAGGCTCAGCTTTTGACGCAACAGCATCACGAAGCTGTCGAGGCGATCGCGCGTCAGATGGTCCATCAGGTCGAGGATGCGATCCTCCAGACGCGCATGATGGAGGCCGAGCTCACGGACAATGCCATCGAACAGGCTCGCATCCGCGGAGAGATCCGGGCGCAGGAGATCCGCCGTCGACTGCAGGAGGAAGAACGCGCGATCGAGCAGCTGCGCGAGAGAATGGAAGCAGCAGATGAGCAGGAGCGCGAACGGCTACGCCGGATGATGGAGTACCGCGTGCAGATGGCGGAGGAGACGCGCAAACAGCTCGAGATCGCGGAGCGTCAGATCCTGGCCGACGTCGAGAAGGTCGAACGCGAGATCACGATCAAGCGCGAGAACGAGAGACAAAAGCGCATCGAAGCGCAGAAGCGCATGCAAGAGAAGCTACGGAGGGAAGCAGACAAGGAAGAGATGGCGGCGGTGCAGGCCGGCGCAAACATCGCCAATGCGTTCATGCGCGGCATGCGGAGTGTGTTCGATGGCGAAGACTTCCGCTCTGTGCTCTCTGCTATTCTGTCGATCGTTGGTGCCGTCGTCTCGATCGCGCCCGGGGGACAAGCTGCAGGTTTTGGATTGCAAGCCTTGGCAAGTTTGATCACCGGCTTCTCTGAAGGTGGTCAAGTTTCCGGCCCCGGCACGTCGACGAGCGACAGCATCCTCGTGCGCGTCTCGGATGGAGAGTTCATCACGCGAGCATCGAGTGTGCGCAAATTCGGAGTCGATTTCTTCGAGTCTCTCAATGAGGGGATTCTGGATGTTTCCAAAATTCCCGGGTACGCGCGCGGTGGCCTAGTCGGACAGGCTCTATCCGTGAGCGGCGGTATGACTGCCGGTCCTGTGCAAGTCTACATCCAAGCCTTCGATCCTCGCTCGACTGAAGAGGCGCTTGCTAGAGTCTGGGAGCCTGCGCAATACCGACGTGGTCTGTCGCGCCAGGACGCCATGACTATGGCGATGCTGCGGCGCAGGCTCGCACCGAGGGCTGGCGCATGACGTGGCTGATCGGACTCGACGAAGCAAATATGCTCCGGGACGGGCGATGGGTGCACGAGAGTTCACCCGCGCCCGCGCCCGGCTACGCGCGCGATGCAATGTGGGACGGCGCGCAGGCGGTGCTGTACAGGGCTGTCGGGAGCACAAACAAGACGATGGTCTTCCGGGCAGTGCGCCCAAGCGACACCCCCGTTCTGATTTCTCTGCACGACATCCGCATCTATGGCGCGCGGATCGATCATCTGCGCGTGGAGGCGAGCACGAATGGGTCGTCGTGGACCACCGTTCGCGAGTGGTACGAGGATGATTTGCGCCGGTCGGACTGGTCGGTGTCTACCTCCGGCGCCGCCCTTAGCACCGCGCAGTATCTACGGATTACACTCGTGCCGCGGACAGGCGGCGAAGGCGCTGAGTGGGCCATCGGCGAAGTGTGCATCTTCCGCGATCTGATCGCCTCTGCGGACGTACCGAATGCACCGCCTCCCGCCAGGCGCACGCAAATAGCGAGACGGTGGACCACGGTCGCAAATGGTCCGTGGAGGACGAAGCTCTCGGAGCCTACGTCTGAGTATGTCCTTTCCTTTCCTGCGACCAACCGACCAGGACAGATCGAGTGGCTGGAAGAGATCTGGCGCCGGTGCGATGGTGCCCTCCGGCCCGTGGTTCTCGTGCCGGATGCATCACAATGGCGCGCGATCCACGGCCACTTGTCCGACGTGCTTGAATACGCGCTGGGACTCGGTGGTGTTTACGAAGAGGGAATCTCGCTCGTGGTGACGGAGAGCATGCGGAGCCTGCGATGACGAGACTGTTGGATGGCATTGTCGGTCCGAATGGGAAGCGACTGTGGGTAGTCTCCAAACAGCACATCACGGCGCAGGAAGCGAATGCGATCTGTGACTGGACGCAGCGCGTGACGCGTGGATTGCGGCGGGAGCATTCGGATGACGAGGCTGAGATGCCGGGCCACCATCGGCGCGCTTTCCATGCGATCGGAGCGTTCCGATTTTGGATGCCGACATACGGTCCCTCGGCGACCTTCGACGGTCGCGTATTCAGCGACAGCGTGCTCTTTGGCATTCGGGCAGATGAGCAGCCTGATCTGTACACGATCGTCCCGGATCGCACTCCTGGCAAGTCAGGGCTCTTCCAGGTAAAGCTTGGAATACAACTGCCAAGCGAGAAATACTGGGTGCATGTCTGGGGGACGCCGCAGCTTGTCGCGAATGGCTATCGCTATTTTCGATTCGATCCAAGCAGCAGGACACAAAGCTCGTTTGTGCTTGAAGCATGGGGCAATGTGCTCGAAGCTGTTCGCGGCCAAGACCAGCAGCAGGCCGTCGGCGTGATCTACATGGAGACGAGGCCAGAGCTCTGATGCGAAAGTCGATCGAACAGTTTGTCGCCGGGGAACCATTGCCCGCAGCGAAGATCAACTCGCTGGTCGGATCGAGTGAGGAGGTGGCGATTGCTGCATCGAAGGAGCACAATCGCAGTGGCCTCCACCTCCACATGAGATTCGAGTTCGCGATCGGAGTGTTCGTCTTACGTGCGGGATCATGGGCGCTTGAGTTCGGAGACAGGATGAGCATCGTGTCTGCGGGCGCAGATTGGATCGAGGTAGCAATCGATTTATCTGATGCTGCACTCGTGGCGCCGACGACGATTGGCTTGATCGCCACAACGGACTGGGGAGAGGAGTGTGTCTATGACACGCCGAGCGTCTCTGGTCGCACTGTCACGACGAAGATCTATCTGCGCACGAGCCGCCGCAGTCCCACTGGCTGCATGGTGATCGCGGTGGGCAGGAGGAGAGACGAGTGAAGCCGCTTTGGCATCGCCTCTATCAGTCAGGCATTGGAGACGTCGTGCCTGCCGAGCTTTTGCAGCATGCAGTGCAGACGCAGCACGCAGCGGTCGATCTTCTCCGCGGAGAGCACGAGATCGACTGGCAGGGCTTTCCAGTGCATCGCGGCCTGCGATGGATGAGAGCTGTAGCGAAGATCGAGATCGTCACGCGGTCGGTGCATGAAGTCGATTCGCGGGTGATCTTCTCGTACGGCTTCGCAGAGGCCCCAAAGATTGAAGTNGGCCAGAATNGGATCCCATGGAGTGGGTTTGAAGACTTCGCGTCTCCTAGCGGATGGTGGCTTACGTGGAGGCTAGAAGAGATCGGTCCACAAGCAGTGGCGCTCGGATTCGAGACGAATGGTCCGGTCTTTCCTAGANATCTTCTCGTGTTCGATGCGGGCCTAAAAGGCCCTGGCTGGGAGGATCGTGACAAGGATCGCGATGGGCTCGGCATTGCATTTCTAGGATCGTTCAACAGGCGTCAGGTCGGAGAGGAATTTATTGACGAGCTCTCTCCCTTCATGCTGGCACTGAAGTCGATCACAATCGCAGTTAGGTGACATGCGGCTAGATGCCACTGCAAGACGCTACTGGGCGTTTCGAGGAAGACTCGGATCCGATTTGATCGCATGGGGCACGAACGTGCTCCACCAGCCCGCTGGCGCGATACGAGCGGTGCTCGTCGAACCGCCGAGCGGATTTCAAATCGGCCCTTCATTCGCGATCGGTGAGCCGCCGCCCCAGGTGAGCACGACGCTCGTGGTCGCTGATCCTGACGGCGACATTGCAGCGCGCTTGCAGCCGGACAGGCGTGGGGGCGTCGCACTATCCGGGCGATTGCTTGTCGGAGAGCTCGGACCAGATGGAGATCCGCTGTTCGAGGTCGAGGTCTCGCCGACGCTGTATGTGTCTGGTGCTGTGCGGCATCGTGACGGGATCACGACGATTCCCGTCGCGTCTGACTACAGCAGAATCCTCGGCCCATCGATTGCGCTCTGGTCTGTGATGGACATGCTCGGGGCAGAGCTCGTGCGCGTCAGCATCCAGGGCATCCGCGATAATTCTGCGATGCTCGACTATCTCGATTCTAGACCTGAGACTTTTCTGTTCGAGGAGGCGCTCTCGGTTCTCAAGCAAAATGAAGCGACGATCGTACCGTGGCTGTACGACCCGTGTATCACAGAGCTGATCCCTCTGTGCGACGATTATCCGCGCTACTGGGTCGCAGGCGTCGTATCGCCGCCGCGATACCCGAGCGTGATTGTCGGCGACTTCTCTGGCGCGCTGCGGCCATACAATGACATGAGCCTAAATCTTGGGCTCAAGGATTGGCGACAGAAAATCGGAGAGTTCCTCGCGACCATCACGATCGAAGATGCGCTTGGCAATAAGCGCGAGGTCTCGGTCCTGATGTACATGGCGCCGGAGCCGCCAGAGGATGAGGCGCAGAGGATCTTGCGTGCATGTCGAGTGCCGGATGGGGTCTTCGCGGGACGCTCGCCCCCGGAGCTGCTGCGCCAGCTCGTGGTCGATCATGCGCCAGCGGGTGAGGATGGTATCGATCAGACGAGCTACCAGCGTGCGAGCCGGACGGCGCGATCGCTCTACAGTGGCGTGTGTGGAGGTGTTTTCGGTCGCGACGGTGGCACAATCGCTGAGGCGCTACAGTACATCGCGCCGATCTGCGGCATGCGGACGTGGATCGGTGCGAATGACAAGCTGCACATGGCGCTAGGTGGATACAGCTACGAGGACGCACAGGCAGCAAAGGGGACGCTGCCGGAGCTGGTCGAAGGGGATATCTACCCGCGAGACACGAGCTACTCGCCCGCGTNGGANACGGAGATCNCCGGCGACCCTGATGATGATCAGGGTGGCGTCGCGCGGGTGTCGATCCAGTGGACCGACGATCAGGTGGCGATGTATCCGATCGAGACGTCGGCCACGTCTCCGGTGCTCGGTAGTGGACCGGGCAGCATGGAGCGCGAGCGGATCTTGCGGGGTGAGTGGATCGTCCCGCAGCGTGGGCGTGATGTGATCGGTGCGCTGCAGGCGAGCGTGGCTGGGGAGCCTGTCCGGGCACAGCTGGTGACACATCTCGATCTGCCTGACCGCATCCTGCTGCCACCGCAGCTTATCCGGATCACGCATCCCCGCGGACTCGGACTGCCCGGCATGGGCTGGAATCGCAGACTGGCACGCATCGAGGTAGCGGAGCTTATGCCGGGCGAGGACGCAAAGCGAATCACCGTGACAGACCTCGGCCCATCCGAGCGCATGCGGCTAGGCCTGCTCGACTCGGTGAAGCCATGGATCGTGGATCGCGCTGGGACAGGCGAGAACCTTATCATCCTGTTTANCTCTGACAATATCTGGGAGGTGCAGAACCTCGCGCGATTTGCGACGAATATCAAGGAAGGGATGACGCTATGGACGCCAGGCGCCGCTCGGGAGGATATGAGGCGNAGTTGGCGTGTCGTCTCAATATCCGGCGAAAAAGTCTACGTGATGCCGGACGAAGAGCTGGAGCCTGGCNGNTCNACTGTTTTCGCCACGTNNGATGANCCCGTCCTGGGCGTTGGGTGGGCAGTCATGCGGACGGACCTCATCGATCCTAGCTATCGGATCGACTNCATCCGAGCCTGCGATGCGGGTCTATTTGAGTCTGGGGAACCTGGTTTTCAGTACGCGGGGTAGATGTCGTACACTACACCATCGCATTCACCAGCGAGCTCAGGCGCGTAGCACACGCACACGATGTAATAGCCTTCGTGCGCATATACGTGCATGCCGAGTGTATTTACTGAGGTACAGCTGTTGGCCATCGGAGCACACACCCTCGCGAGCCCATGGCTGGTGTCCGGGCGCGGGATGCAGATCTCTTTGCCAGAGTCCTCCGCTGGCAGGCAGTACTCGCGACCAGAGGTGTCCNGGATGACCTCGGTCTCACAGTCATCGTCGCCGCAGGCGGAGACGGCGATGGCCAGCATGGTAGGGAGCAGGATTTTCCGCATGTCTCACCTCCTCTCACACAGGAGTCAAGCTATGTCGATCGTCCAGTATAGCATGACGCGAGTCAGGTCCATCCTATTCACGCTCGTCTGCCTCGCCCTCCTCGTCCTCCCCGGACAGGCTGTCGCCAGGGTAGGACGCGGTGCTGCGGTGACGGTGGGGACGAGCGCAACGCCCCTCCGCGACGAGAGCGTACCGCAGACGGCGCGGCGAGCGATCGCAGTCTGCGTGCCGGAGGCGGCGGCGGGGCCGGTCTACGTAGGCGGCGCTGGAGCCACTGCGTCGACCGGGATGCCTGTCGATCCCGGCCGCTGCTACTCGGTGATCCTCGACCCTGGTGAGGTGCTCTACGGCATCGTGGAGTCTGGCTCGGTGGCGGTGCGGGTGCAGGAGCGGTCGCTATGATGGTGGTGGGGCTCCTCCTCGCTCAGCTCGTGCTGCCGTGGCCTTGGCTGGACTCTCCCCTCGTGCAGCCTGGGCCGACGATCTGCGTGGGCGAGTGCGCGGGGCCGGTGGTGTGGGGGCCGGCGGAGCGCGGCCGCCTGGTGGTGGCGTGCGACATGACGAGCGACACGTGCTCGGACGGTAGGAAGATCACCACCACTCGCGCCACGCCCGTTCCGTGCGAAGTCTCTCCAGGCGTGTGGGAGATGGTGCCGGAGAATACGGGCTGCTACTCGGTGCGCGGGCTGGAGNCGTGGGCGGCGACGACAAGCTATCTGGCGTATGGGGCCGAGCTGGATCGGGAGCCGTGGCGTACGCTTCAAGGCGGCGTGGTGCAGCCGCTGCCTCACGGATACCGCGTCATTGGTAGCGATATAGAGCTGTCTCGCATTGTGCAAACAATCCCGCCTGATGCGGGTACGTGGACGTTCGCGTGTGTCGCAGACACAGGAGCGAGCATAGGGGCGCGTCTGCGCTTTTATCAGGAAGGCGGGAGCGGTAGTAGGTTTTGCAACCTCGCCAGCGTTCTAGGATTCCATACTCACTCCTGCACGACGACCATCACGGGCACTCCCACGCACCTGTCTGTCAACATCTATCCTGGCTCCGGGCACGTAGATGTCGCCGGCTGCTGGCTCACCAAATCAGACACCCCCGGCCGCGCGTGCTGGGGNGGNGNGGCGCCCGTCACGTGCGCAGCAGACAGGCACACCATCAGCACCGAAGGATGGCCGACAGAGAGTGGGGAGATCAGCGTCGCCTACACGCCACAGGGTGTCGGCATCGGCACGGCGATGTACATGGCGGCCACCACTGCCAGTGGTGAGGGCCGGCCTTCCGGATTCTACCTGTATCGAATTTCTGCAACGGGTGCGTTGGTCTTTGGGCTGCGGCGGGGTGACACGTTATCTGCGCAAAACACCCAGGGTCTCGCGTGGGAGAATGGCCGCTCGTATCACATACGTGTGAGGTGGTCGCCCGAGCGAGCTGAGATTTTTCGGGACGGGGTGCTTCTACGCAGCTGGGTGCCCACCGTGGTGCCCGACAGCCACCCAGACGTCGTTTACATCGGCACCAACATGTTCGGCGGCGACCCAGCCCAGGGCTCCATCCGCGCCCTCACCGTCCGCAGATACGAGGAGGTGTCGCCATGACCTGCTACCTGACCGTGTTGTATCTGGCATGCCAGGTCGCGCAGACCCTCCCCGGCGCCCCGGCTCCGGCGTGTGAGGATGCCCCCGTGGCCGTCCTTGCCCGCGTCCACGGCTCGCTTTTCTCCGAGGATGCTGATCCCCCCTGGCTCTACGAGGTGGAGCCGGAGCGGCACCCCACCAAGTGCGGCGAGCATCCTATCGAGCTGGTGGACATCGCCTCCCGCTATCCGACCTGCGTCGCGGGCCACGTCGAGCGCGTCGAGACGACCATCGGCGAGGGGGAGGATGCCGTCACCCTGCCCGCGAGGCCTCCGTATCTGGGCGTCTGCTGCACCCCAGGATGCCGCCTCGCGGGCCCCGGCGAGCACATCCCATACGGCACGCCGGCGGGCTACCCGGAGGCCAGGGCGGAGAGGTACCGGGAGGAGCAGCCGTGAGTGTCACGATGCCATGCCCGGCGTGCTGGGGGCGACAGCTGGTGTGCGAGTACTGCGAGGGGCGCAAGCAGATCGAAGACGTGCAACTCTCGCCCCATTTCCGTCTGTCGGAGCTGCTGCGCTCGGACACCGCGCAGACGCAAGGGCTCTACCAGGTGCCGCCGCCCGCGGTAGTCGAGCGCCTGCGCGAACTCTGCATCGAGCTGCTGGAGCCGATCCGCGACGCGCTGGGNCCGCTGCGCGTCACCTCCGGCTACCGGCGTCCACGCGTGAATAGCGCNGTGGGCGGGAGCNATACGAGCGCGCACATGTCCGGCTGGGCCGCGGACGTGGTGCCGGTCCGGGGNACGCCGGAGCAGATCATGCTCCTGCTGCACGATGCGGGAGGGTCGCTCNCGTGGGACCAGGCGATCCTCTACAGCTCCCACGTCCACCTGGGCCTGCGTAGACCCGCCAACGGCGAGCAGAGGCGCCAGCTCCTGCGCGCAGNGGGCGGCGCGTGGGCGCCGCGGAGGGTGGCGTGACCGGCGTCCTCGTCGGCGTCGTAGGCCTGNTGTCCGGCCTCCTCGTGGCCGCCTGGGCCGACCGGCGGAGGCTGGAGGCAGTGCAGGCCAGGGACGCCGCTCTCGCCGCCCAGAGGGCCGCGGAGGCCCGCGCAGAGCGCGCCGAGGCGGCGCTCGCCNCCCTGCGCGCCGAGATGGAGGCATGCCATGATGCGCTCTCTCGCAGCACCGATCCTGCTGTCGTGCGCGATCGCCTGCGCGACCTCCTCTCCGGCCAGGGATAGNGGCCCAGGAGACGGCCACTGCCCCGAGCNCCCGCCGCCGGTCATGCCNGCGATCTACCTGNNCGGNCCNGAGGACGGCTGCCCCGAGGAGTGGGTGGGGTGCCTGGACCTAGAGGCTGCGCTGGCGCTGGAGCGGTATCTGCGCGAGGCGCGGGCGTGGATGGCGGAGGCGGCGGCGAGGTGCTCCCAATGAGCGCCTCCGCCAGCCTCGCATCTCCGAGCCGGTACACCCCCGGGCCGCCCCATCCGCCGGACGGCCGGANGATCGCCACCCCATCCTGCTCCAGGCGCCGCAGGTGGTAGCGGATCGTCCGCTCGGACAGGCCCACCATCTCGACCAGCTCCGACATAGTGCCGCCCCGGGCCAAGGCACGGAGCAGCGCCAGGGTGGTGTCGCGGTGGGTGGTCATGCGGTCGCGGCCTCCTCCCTCTCCACTGGTGCCTCACCCTCCTCGCGCAGGTCGAGGG